TCCACAAGAAATTGATGTAGCAAAACGCAATGTTAACAAGCCAGGCGGCAACAAAGGCGCACAAAACTGGTATAGCAACAAAGCATCTGCAAAATCTGCAGAAGGTAGTACAACTGACGGAAGCATGTCTGTAGCTAAAGACAGCATCCTAAAGCGTATTAATTAATAGGGCACAATAATGGCTTTGTACCTACGCGAGAATCTAACATTTGACCGTGCTAACATCGAGGTGTTAACCGAAGATGCAGCAAACGGAAATGGAAAGAATCTCTATATGAAAGGGATATTCATCGAGGGAGGCGTTAAAAACGCTAACCAACGTGTTTATCCCGTTCACGAAATCGAAAAAGCCGTAACTACTATTAATGAACAAATTACCGGTGGTAATAGTGTACTAGGCGAAGTTGATCATCCAGATGACTTAAAAATCAATCTTGATCGTGTGAGTCACATGATTGAGAAAATGTGGATGGACGGCCCTGCAGGCTTTGGTAAGTTAAAAATATTACCAACACCAATGGGTAACTTGGTACAAGCTATGCTTACTAGTGGAGTAAAACTAGGCGTTAGCAGTCGTGGAAGCGGCAATGTTAACGACAGCAACGGACACGTAAGCGATTTTGAAATCATTACAGTAGATATTGTAGCACAACCTTCAGCACCAAACGCTTATCCTAAAGCAATTTACGAAAGCTTAATGAATATGCGTCACGGCCATAGAGTTTTAGATATGGCCAAAGACGCCGGCACCGATCAACGAGTACAGAAGTACCTGAAAGAGGAAGTGGTGCGCCTAATCAAAGACTTGAAACTATAAGGAGAGTCGTAATGACACTAGAAGCATTAAAACCATTGTTAGATAGTGGGATCATTAATGAAGACACTCGCCAAGCTATTAGTGAAGCATGGGAAACCAAGCTGAACGAAGCACGTGAACAAGTACGTGCAGAGCTACGTGAGGAATTCGCCGAACGCTATCAACATGATAAACAAGTAATGGTTGAAGCTCTAGACAAAATGGTAACTGAATCTCTAAGTGCAGAACTCGCAGAGTTCCACACAGAGAAGCAGGCTCTTGCAGAAGATCGTGTGAAGTTTAAAGTTCACATGACAGAAAGTGCTAAGAAGTTTAATAATTTCATGGTTGGTAAACTGGCCGAAGAAATCAAAGAACTACGTGCTGATCGTAAAGTATACGAAAACAGTATTGGCAAACTGGAAAAGTTTGTTATCAAAGCATTAGCTGAAGAAATTCAAGAGTTTGAACAAGACAAACGTGCAGTAGTTGAAACTAAAGTTCAACTAGTAGCAGGTGCAAAGCAGAAACTTGCTGAACTACAACAGCAATTTATTTCTCGCAGCGCAGCTCTTGTTAAAGAATCAGTTGGCAATAAACTAGAGACAGAACTAACGCAACTAAAAGAAGATATCCACTATGCTCGCGAGAACATGTTTGGACGTCGACTATTTGAAGCGTTTGCTAGCGAGTTTGCAGTTACTCATTTAAATGAGAACAAAGAAATTCGCAAATTGCAAACAATAATCAATGAAAAGAATCAAAAACTCAAAGAAGCACATAGAGTTGTTGAGAAAGCATCAGTGATTGTTGAAAGCAAAGACAAAGAGCTACGTATTATTAAGGAAACAACAGAACGCAAAGAAACAATGGCCAAACTGTTGAAACCTTTGAATACAGAGAAAGCGGCTATTATGACCGAACTTCTCGAATCAGTGCAGACTCTAAAGTTACAGTCCGCATTTGATAAGTATCTTCCAGCAGTTCTAAATAACAGCACAGTAAAGAAAACTGAAAAGCCAGTATTGACTGAGTCTGTTAAAGAAGTGACCGGAGATAAATCTGCTAAGAAAAACGCAGCAGTTGTAACAGAAGCCGAAACTAACGTGATTGAACTGAAGCGTTTAGCAGGGCTAAGATAAGTAACTAACCTCATAAGGAAAAAGAAATGACACAAGCACTACTAGAAAGCCGTTGGGGCGAGACTAAAGATGCCCTGTTGGAAGGCCTAAATGGTTCCAAGCGAACCACAATGAGTGTAATTTTAGAAAACACTCGCAAGCACTTAATGGAAAATGCAACAGCTGGTGCAACACAAGCCGGTAACGTAGCTACACTTAATCGTGTAATTCTACCAGTTATCCGTCGTGTAATGCCAACAGTTATTGCAAACGAAATCGTTGGCGTTCAGCCAATGACCGGTCCAGTAGCACAAATCCATACTCTACGTGTTCGTTACGCTGACACAGTTAGCGCAACAACTACAGCAGATGGAGCAACTGCAGGCGATGAGGCACTAAGCCCATTCCGTATTGCAACTGCATACTCTGGTAACAGCGCAACTAGCAAAGCTAGCAACACAGCTACCTTAGAAGGCGTACCAGGAAATCGTATCAACGTTCAGATCTTAAAACAGGTCGTAGAAGCTAAGACCCGTAAATTAAGCGCACGTTGGACATTTGAAGCAGCGCAAGATGCACAAGCTATGCATGGTTTAGATGTTGAAGCAGAAATTATGGCTGCTCTAGCACAAGAAATCACAGTTGAGATTGATCAGGAAATCCTAGCATCTCTACGTAGCCTAGCAGCAACTGAGTTCACATTCAACCAAGCTACCGTTAGCGGTACAGCTACATTCGTTGGTGATGAGCACGCCGCTTTAGCAGTATTGATCAACCGTGCAGCAAACTTGATCGCTCAGCGTACACGTCGTGGCGCAGGTAACTGGGCAGTTGTAAGTCCACAGACTTTAACTGTTCTACAGAGCGCAACAACTAGTGCATTTGCACGTACAACTGAAGGTACATTTGAAGCACCTACAAACACCAAGTTTGTTGGTACATTAAATGGCGCAATGCGTATCTATGTTGATACATATGCTAGCGACACAACTCCAGTTCTAGTTGGTTACAAAGGTTCGTCAGAAGCAGACGCAGCAGCGTTCTACTGCCCATACGTTCCTCTAATGAGTTCTGGCGTTGTTCTAGATCCAGCTACTTTTGAACCAGTAGTTGGCTTTATGACACGTTATGGCTACGTTGAGTTAACCAACACAGCTTCTTCTCTAGGTAATGCTGGTGATTACCTTGCAGAAATCGCTGTAAGCAACCTATCATTCCAATAATCTTAGGATTAGGAATCGTACAAAAAGCCCCATTAATGGGGCTTTTTTGTTTTATAGATAAATATCTTTATATATTTTTTTGGAGAAGAATTATGCCAAGTTTAGTTGGATCAACCATAGCAAGAAATTTTGAAAAAGCAGCAGAGAGCTCAATCCTAGGTACACGTCTACTTGATTTTTATAAAGTAGAAGCAGTGCATAGTGCAGCAGCAGTAGACTTTACTAAAGCAAATTTAGCAGGCACTGGTGTATATACTACAGCAGCTAGTCCTTTTGCTAAAGCAGTTATTGCACTACAAGGCTTTGTAGAATTGTACTACATTGCTACCCCAGGTACAGCAGGGTTTGTGTTTGCTGTAGCAGATGACACACAAAACGGTGCAGCAGTAGGGTCAAATGCAGATGGCACCACATTTGGTGCAGCTGAAGCAGCAATTAAGGCAGCTATTGGTGCAGACACTAGCGTAACTATTACAGCTATCACACCAGCTGGTGATGGATTATCAATAGCTTAATTTCTCGATCGGGATGGGAAGCAACTAAGGCACTGTAAAGTGCCTTTTTTGTTGGTCAAAAAATAAGCGACCGAAGTCGCTTATTCCAGTGCAGTGTGTGTTTTGTTGTATGTCTAACGTACAACAAGTATAATTATATACTATCACAACATACTTTACAAATATATAGGTAAATATTGTTGTTCATGTGAACTTGTGTGTAGCCAGCACACAGGCCTAGAACGCCACTTAAAGGAGAAACAAAATGGCAAAAGGTTTAAAAATCGCACACGAAAATTTCGCAGGCACATTCCCTGACCGTTCACAAGGCTCGCTGCACGATCAAAGCATTGGATCAGCTGTAGCCAATCTTGGTGGTGTTGGTGGAATTCCTCAGTGGATCACAATTGACGGTGTAAAAACTATTAAAGTACAATTCCGCGACAGCAGCGGTATTTTACACGCAAATGCTTACATCGTAAGACAAAAAGGATCCAAGAGCTTTTTGTGTGCTAACGCAGTTGGCGCAGTAGAAGGGCTAACACACTCAAATGCCAGTGTCACAACCTGCGTACTAACAGCAGGAACAGATGCAGCTAACGCAGTAGCAGCTACAGGATCAAGCGTATGCACGATTGTTGGATAC